CGACAGGGAGGGCTGGTTACGGCTGGCCCTCCAGTAAACAGGGAGATAGCAACCATGCCATCAAATCGAATTCGCAATCTCGGTACGCTCGCAGCGGGCACTGACGAAGTACAGACTCTGACCATTGGCGGCACCCCGACAGGCGGCACGTTCATCCTGCGCTTCGAGGGCAATAACACGTCGGCAATTACATGGTCGAGTAACAACACTACCCTGCTCGCGAACATTCAGGCTGCCCTCGACGCGCATCCGGCGCTCGGCACAAACGGCTGTGTTGCCAGCGCGGGTACGGTGACATCGGGTATTGGGACCGTCCTGTTGACCTTTGGTGCCGCACGAGCAAAAGAGAACGTCGAGCAGATGACGGTATTCAAAAACAGCCTGACAGGCACTGCGCCGACACTCGCCATTACCACCACTACGCCGGGAGTGAACGCGAGCGGGCGATATGCCGCGAAAGGCGATATGGGTGTAGACGCCGACGGCATCGTCTACGTCAACACTGCCACTTCCGGGCCAGTCGCAACGTGGACAAAAGTGGGAGCACAGACGTAATGGCCTTATCAATCGTTAAAACCGACTCCCGTGGCGCGTATCGAGTGATTGCTAAAGAAGACCTCTACCTCGACGAGTCGCAGACGAAGATTATCGTCGTCAAGCAGGGCGAGGAGGTGCCGAAGGAGGCTGCGTTTGTGCTGGCCGGTCGGGGCGGGACGATTCCGACGCGATACGCCGATATGGTCAAAGCGTTTGACGCGCCAGTTGAAGTAAAGAATGAGGTAAAGGATGTTCAAGTGGAACCTGAGCCTAAACCTGCCGCACCGGAGCCGGATGCTAAGGTGAAGGTTAAGGCTGAGCCAGCTAAACCTAAACCGTCAACCATTTCGTCTACCACCGTCGAGGAGAAACCCGCCCAGTGAGCACGCGATTCAGAAACTTTGGTGCCGCGTTGAGTAAGGCCGGAGTGCCCACCAGCGGGGTGTATCAGGTTGAGACCGCCATCATCGTCGGGACAATCACTCTCGCTGGAAACATGTCGGTGGTTGTTACTGCCGCCGGGATGACAGGCTCACCGAAGACGCTGACGGTGGCGGTTGCGCTGAACGATACCGCTTCTCAGGTGGCGGCTAAGGTGCGAGCGGCCCTCGCGGCAGACGCGGATGTCTCGGCGATGTTCGCAGTCAGCGGCACCGGGGCGAACGTCGTGCTCACCGCGCTGCAATCAGCCGCGAACGACGCGACGTTAAATATCGCCTATGACAACGACACTTGCACGGGGTTGACTGGCGATGCGTCGTCGAATAACACGACGGCAGGGGTGAAGGGCGACTACAAAGGTGTTGTCACTGGTAATTGCTGCATCGACACCACAAACCACGACATCTACGAGAACACGGGCGATGATACACGGCCTGTGTGGACAACGGTGTGATGAATGACGCTGGATGCAACCATCGGCGGAGTAAACGCGAATAGCTATTCAACTCTCGCTTATGCCAATCAGTTCTTTGAAAAGTTGCTACTACCCAACGCGTGGGACAGCGCCGTGCCCGATGACCAGGAACGCGCGCTGATGACGGCGACCCAATGGCTGGAAGAGTACGATTACGTGGGACGAGTGGCGACGCTGACGCAAGCGTTGAAGTGGCCACGGTTTGGGCTGACGGATGTACTGAGCGGTGACGACGCGCTAATTCTCGGCCTCTACGATGAAACTGAGATGCCTGTCCCATTGCTGAATGCGACTTGTGAGCTTGCCTTCTACTTACTCACCCTCGGCGCTGCGGGGGGCGCGGCGGCTCTAACAACCGGGCTAGGCCCGGTGAGTTCATTGAAAATTGGCAACTCGGTTGAGGTCCGCTACCAGCAGCAGTCGGCAGCGGGAAGTGCAACGGCAATTGCGACGGTGGATTCCAGTGGATTGCCGATTCACGTCGCGCGGCTGCTGCGCGGGTTGAGATTGCCAGTGGTGATTGCATGAAGGGGAAAGTTATGGATTTGAGTAAGAGACAACTTATAAAGCTATTACCTCTTGCGACGGCGGCAATTGCGGGGACCGTTATAACGGAAGGTGCCAAAGCGGAAGCGGTAGAAGTAAAACCAACCAAGCGATATGTGTTTCGCGTAAGTTCCGACAATGCGCTTAGCAGGGAGGAATTTGATCGCTTTAGTAAGGTACTTCAAGAAAAAGGATTTACCGATTCGCTCATCGTGCAGGGCATTGACATCCTTGAAATCCAATGACCCCGACAGTGCTCATAGCCCAAGCGCGAGTGCTGGCTGAGTCCTACTTGCCTGATTCGTGCGCCGTGCAGGAATTGACGACGACCAACGATGGTTCAGGTGGGTTTGCTGAAAGTTGGACGACGATTGAGACGGTCCCTGGGCTGGTTGAGGCAATCGACGACATCGAAGCCATCGTCGGCTCAGCACCACGAGGCGCAGTGACACAGAAGCTGTTCCTGCGAGTGACACCGACGACACAGGCGCTCAAGCCCAGCCAGCGGATTGTCGTTGCGCCACGGGACGGCAAGGGACAGTTGATGTTCACGCAGCCAAAGCGGCTGGATGAGTCATTTGAAGCGTTGATAACAGTAGCTGGAGTACTAGATGTCAGCAACCCTGAATAGCCGGATACCTGAAGTTAAGCGACGGATGCACTTGTCGTCTGAAGTGCTTATCCATCGTGCGGCTAATCGACAAGTAGCCGAGTACCAGCAAACTGCGCCGCGTGATACGGGATTGATGGCCGATACGACACATACCGAGCCGGAAGAACCAACTGGGCGTGATTCATCGCACTATCGAGTCGATGCTGTGTCGCCGCAGGAATACGCTCCGTTGGTTGAGTTCGGCACGGTGAAGATGGAAGCGCGACCGAGATTTCTCCCGGCCTATGAGAACAGTAAGCGACAACTGCACGCGGAAGCGAAGTCGGTGACTGAAACGGTGCTGAAAGGCGGGGTGATACCAATTGCGACTGTTGGGGTGAGACGTTCAGCTACACAAGCCCATAGTCCAACGGTGGGTGCGATACGGAAGGTACGATGAATGAACTACCAGCAGCCGAGAACTGGCTACATGACAAGCTGGCTAACGACGGCGAGGTCGCATCAATCGTCGGCGGGCGAATCTACAAGTACGCCCTCCCACAGTCGCCTCTCTACCCGCTCATCACCTACTCACTTGCATCCGACAGCGACTTTCAGGGACTGGGTACTGTGCGTATTCTCACTCGCCCACTCTACCTCGTCAAGGTTATCTCGCGTGGTGCGCCATCGTCTCTTGTCAACCTCGCCGCCGATCTCATCGACGAGATTATCGGCAAGACGACCAAAGACATTTTCATCTCAACGGCAGGCGATATGTTCGCAGTCAGCTCGCGTCGCGAAGCTGCTGTCCAGTTCACGGAGCGCGACCCGACAGTCGTGGGCACCATCTACTTCCATCTCGGCGGCTTATACCGCCTTGAGCTATTCAGCCTTGGGCGCAAGGTGATGGATATTAGCGACTCGGTCAGCTTGAATGATTCCGTGGCAGTTAGTTAAGGAGACCCTAACCAATGGCCCTACTTGATGTCAGAGCAGCAGTTGACACCATCCTGCAAATCGGCCTGGAGCGCGAGTACGGCGTGCGTGTCGCGGCGACCCGGCGTCTTCCCGGCGTAAACATCTCCCTCAACCCGCAGGCTGAGTTTCAACTGTTCCGGGCGCGCGGGTTCAACATCTCAACCACCTCCGTCCCGCAGAAGATGTGGGCGAACGGGACGTGGAACGGCATCGCTGATTACAACCAGGCTGTCTACCCGCTAAGCGGGCTGATTGGATTGCAAACAGCAGGTGAGCCAGCGACTCCAATCGGCGCAACCAACGCACGTAGCTGGCTGTTTGCCCCGGTCTCGTCCGGCAGAGACCCGCTGCCGAAGTCTTTCACCATCGAGGAAGGTGACGAAGATGCCGTGCAGGTGGGGGAAGGGTTGAAGTTCTCGTCGTTCGGGTTGGAGTGGACGAATGACGCGTCGAACATGACTGGCAACCTGTTTGCTCGCTTTCCAATCGACAATGAGCCGCTTACCACCAAGACCGACGAGGAGCAGCAGATTGCCAAATCCGGCACCGTGACAGCCGGAACCTTTACCATCACTTACTCGGCGCAAACCACTGCGGCAATCGACTTCGATGCCACTGCCGCCGAGATTCAAACGGCGCTAGAGGCGCTGTCAAACATTGCTCCCGGAGACGTGGTTGTCACCGGCGGGCCGATTTCCACTACGCCAATCATCATCATCTTCCAGGGCACACTTGCGGCAACGAACCAGACGCAGGTGACGGTGGATTCCACCGGGCTTACCGGCGGCGGCACCTACGTTGCCTCAACGCTAACAGCAGGTGGCGCGGATGTCACTTCCATCCCGCAATCTCCGGTCAGCCGCATGCATGTTGACATCTTCGTTAACGATACCTTCGGCACGCTGGGTGACACCAAAGTCGCACAAGCCTACGCGGGCGACTTCCGCATCGGTGATAAGGTGCAACCGTTCTGGGCACTGAATACAGACTACGACTCGTTCCAGTCTACCGTGCGAATCGCCGCCGATGTGACCGCTTCGTTCTCGACTCCGCACAACGCACAATCCCGCGCGCTCTACAACGCGGTGAAGACCAACCCGTGGAAGTGGGTGAGGCTGCTTGCCACCGGCAACGAGATAGACGCTGGTGTGAACAACGAGACCATTCGCGTCGATGTCGCGTGCAAGTTTGGCAACCCGGAAAAGCAGGAAGACGCAAATGGCGTGTTCGGCTACAAGTTCAACTTCAACTCGCTGCACAACGCCGATTTCATCTCGGAGCACGCCTCGGGTGCTGCGTATGAAATCGAGGTGATTAACTCATTGACCGGACTGTAGGCTATAACCATGCGACCCGCCACTTTAAGATTAGGACACCGGAAAGAGCGGTCGAGTGTAAGAGTTGACTGTACGCGATGTGGCAAGCTGTTTCGATGGACGCGTCCCAGTGGGCGAGCGTATATGTCTCGGCCTCATTGTCCTGACTGTGTAAAGGTTCTACTACAACCAAAGGTGAGTAGTATCAGTCGATGTCCTTGAATCTTACCACAGGACACTTAACCCATTGACCGGGCTATGATCGGCCCGCGTAATCAGGAGACAAATGGATGTTCTTGAATTTCAAGCCAACCCGCTAACCGAAACCTTCACCCGTCATAACAAATCGATGGCCGTCACCTTCAACACCGACGCCTTCACCCCCGACTTCTTTCGCGCTGCCGCCCAGATGTTTCGTGAGATTCATCGCGAGGCCAAAGCAGGTGACGAACAGGCGACGGAAGCATTCAAACGCGCAAAGAAGGATGACAATGAACGTTCAGCACTCGGCTTTGAGGCACAAGCCCGGCGGCTGGAAATCCAGCGCGAAATCTACGCGCGCCTCCTCGCCGGAACGCCTGACACTCCTGTACTCATGGACTGGGAGCTAACTCGCAACGGAGAGACGATTCCAATCACACGTGATGAACTTGTCCGTCTCCACCCTGACTTCGTACAGGACTTGTACAACTTCTGCCTGGAGCACTCAATCCCAAAATCGCCGGAGATCCCAATGACAGCGGCCAGCCCGACGATCTCCGAGACTACCGACGCTGGCTCACCCACCCCGGTAATCCCGCTGGAAGAAAGCCCAGCTACATCGACAAGCATCTCGTAGCTCGCTTTCTGCAAGTTCCAGTCTGGTTACTGAGTCGTGTGCCTCTTCACTATCAGGAGGAGGCGCGAATTATCCTACAGGCGAAACATGGCGCGCGGATGCACGCGTTGGGGAGCAACAAGTTGATGGCGGTTTATCCCGTCGATCCTTACGAGATGTAGGTTGAGCTAACCGATGGACGTAGCAGAACTCAGGGCAATCTACACAGCCACCAGCGCCGACTTTG